TATTTTTTATTTCTATTTTTTATTTCTATTTTTTATTTCTATTTTTTATTTCTATTTTTATTTCTATTTTATTAAAAGTCAGGCATATAATCATCATCTTTTCCTATTATAGTATTTTCCATATTAATAATACTTTCTATCTTTAGATTTTCATCAGAACATTTATCAACAACTTTTTTACCTTCTTTAACAGTGTATACTTTATCAAGATATTCTGTTTTGGTCATAAATTCTGGAGTTACATCATCTAATTCTTTCATTTTATCAATATCAATAACTACTTGAAAACTACTTGTTCCAAAATAACCTTCCTGACCACACATTATATTAGATGAAACACCACGCATTGGATCTAATTCACCGTGTCTTGCAGCTTTCAAAAACATTTCTGGTGTTTCTTCAAATGAAGCCTTTGCTATAGGACCAATATTATCGGAATTAATACCATGTCTAAATATTGATATCATTTTTGTATTATATGACATTCTATCACAAAGCATTGACATATGATGATAATTAATATATGAATTATCTTCCAATACTTCACTAAATTCATTATATAATGTTTGTCTTGCTGCTTCAAGACCTAATACATTATATACCTCAATTATGTTATTTGTAGTTGTGCGATAATTATCAATATAATCAAGAGCAAGAACATCTAATAAATTAGAACCAATTGTATCTAATACCCATACTTCTTGTGATTTATATTTATCTTCGACTATTTTAACTTCATCAATAACCTTACGTAATATAACTTTATTAATATTTTTAACACCACGTAATACTATATTTTTCAACATATGTGTTTGAAAATTCTTTAACATATAAATTTCATCAGATTGGTCTAATGATACAATTCCAATTGAACTATCTTTATCTTTCTTTATTTCCTTTTTTATTGTATTGAGTCTTATTCTAAATACTAAATTATCACTATTATAATCACTATATACACAACTAATATCATCTTTATAAATTTTTTTCAATACAAAATTAATATCATCCATTGTTAAATTTTTTTCAAGCATTATTTCAGGATCAATCTCTAATCTTATTACCCATTTTGATTTTTCAATATTATCATTTATAATGTAATCATCATTCATTGATTCATTTATCATATTTTCAAATTCATAGAATTGTTTCATCATTGTATCGTCTTCTTCAATATGACTTGAATAATCATTTGGATCGAAATATATTTGTGACGATTTTACAACATCGGCTAAATTTGTATGTTCAACCATTGTTGATATATTTTGAGCTTTAACACGGTCTTTTTGGTCATCTTCCTTTAAATAAATAGTTATAGAAGGATTTTTTGGATTTTCTGATAAACTTAATATTTCTTCAATACGTGGAACACCTTTTGTTACTGTAGATTTTGATGAAACACCAGCAAAATGAAAAGTATTTAATGTTAATTGTGTTGTCGGTTCACCTATTGATTGAGCAGCAATAATACCAACCATTTCACCTGGAGAAACAAGTGATTGTTTATAATATAAGTGAATGTTTTCAAGTAACCAATGTAATGCATCTTTATTAAAACGTTTCACATATAATAATTCACGTGGATTTAAATAATAATAATACATTACTTTGAATAATTCATTAGGACGACTTAATTCATTCACACTCATCTTTTCATAATTTTCTTCAATCATACTGTAAGCTTCAAGTGGTGTAATATCGATCATTGAATCTTTTGTTATTTTAAAATTATTAATAATATTATTTATAATATAAGAGAAAGCTACTGGTAAATGAACAACGTCTTTATTTTTATTCATAAAAACATTACTTACTATATGGTCGCGAACATTTATCATATAATCAATATAACTCTTTATTTTACTTGAACATTCATTTTTTTGTGAACCAAAACGTTTCTTAGCTGATGATGTATATAACATATTATTATCTGTTGGAACATAAAAGTGTGTATAAATTTCCTCATATGACATCTTAACTAAAGGTAATTTTTGATTTTCTACTTTTACTGTATCAATATTATCATCACCATAAGCAAATTGAACTATCTTACCTTTACTATTACGAACTGTCATATCATATTCCACCTTTAAATCTTCCATACCTTTAATTAATCTTCGTTGGATATAACCTGTTTGTGATGTTTTAACTGCTGTATCTATTAAACCAACACGCCCACCCATAGCATGAAAGAATAATTCTTCAGGATATAATCCATTTATATAAGAATTTTCTACAAAACCACGAGCACCAAGTGAATCATCATATTTTGAAAAATGTGGTAATGTTCTGTCATCAAAACCATATGGTATTCTCTTTCCACTTACATTCTGTTGACCAAGACAAGATATCATAAATGATATATTTAAATCACTACCTTTTGAACCTGCTTTTACCATTCTTACAAAACGATTATTAGAACTTAAACTTTTTAAACCAACTTTACCTGTTTCGGATGATACCTTATTTAAAATATCATTAATTTGTGTTTCAAATTCATCTCTATTTGTTTTACCTGAATCATTTTGAAAAACACCCAGTTGAACTTGATCTAATAATTGTTTCACATCTTTTTTCTTTTCATATATAATTTCGTTAATACGTTGTGTTGTTTCATCATTTGATATCAAATCACTAATACCAACACTAAATGATGATGTTTTCATATATTCTGTAACTATATTTTGGAAATCGTCGATAAATTGTGAACATCTCATATTACCATAATCATTATAAATACGATGTAATATACCTTTTGAACCTGAACCAAGTGAACCCTTATCTAACATACCACGCTTATATTCACCATTCTGTATTTCTACTATAAAGTTTGATTTAACTGGATCATCTTCATCGTCTTTAAAAGCATTCGTCTTATTTTTTAAACTAAACTTAGGCATTATTTGTGTAAGAATATCAAAACTTGTAATATTACCTTTTTGAAAAATATCTGGATGTATATTATTTGATGACATTGATAAATTCATTGCTTCACGAGGTGTAAATTTCACACTATCACGTGTAAAACGATTAGCACCTAATAATGAATCTTGGAAAATACCAACAATACAAGAATTATTTGCTGGACTTACCAGTTGATATGGAACATGAGCTAAATGTAAAAGTTCTATTTCTGACTCCACATCCTGAGGCATATGTAAATTCATTTCATCTCCATCAAAATCTGCATTGTAAGGTTTTGTATCAGCAACATTCATTCTAAATGTATCGCCTTTATCCATTACCTTTACTATATGACACATCATTGACATTCTATGTAATGTTGGTTGACGATTAAATAATATAGCATCACCATCCATCATATGACGATGAACAGTATCACCATTTTTCAAATTTATCGTGCTTAAGTCAACATGACGCAATGAAATATTTTCACCATTACCCTTTTCTAATATTTTAGCACCAGGATGTTTATCTGGACCATTTTGAATAAGTTTCATAAGGAAGTTTTTATTATAATCATTTACTACTACAGGTTTTGTAATATTACGTGCTATTTTAAGAGGAACACCAAGTTCACGAATAGATAAATTAGGATCTGCTGTAATAACTGAACGAGCACTATAATCCACACGTTTACCCATCAAATTACCTCTTACACGACCAGTCTTACTATTTAAACGCTCTTTTATAGATTTAAGTGGTCTTCCTGACCTTTGTGCGACTGAATTAACACCTGGTATCTTATTATCAACACACGTAGCTACATAATATTGTAACATAAGTGCCCAATCTTCTATTACATTTGCTGATACTGGAGGATTTTGTTGTTCCATTCTTTCTTGTAAAATTTTATTTGTTTTTATAATATTAACTATAATATGTGTTATATCGTCTTCACTTCTCTGTTGAGCATCATGCTTTACGGATGGTCTAATAGCAGGTGGTGGAACAGCCATCACTTGACAAATCATCCATTCTGGTCTTGACCATATTGGACTAAAACCCATATATGTAACATCTTCATCCGATATACGTCTAAACATCTTTAAAACAAACTCAGGTGTTAACTTAAGTGATACACTTTGACCATCACTATCATCCCATTCGGCTGTTAATGAAGCAAGACCTTCTTTTTTAATTTTACAAGGCCTTTTACAACCACAACCATCTTCTGTATCTTCACCACAACGTTTGACTTTTGGAATAGAAGACAAATTAAAGACTTGATTCCATCTTTGTTCAGAAGGAAGATCAAGTAAATATTTATATTTTTCTTTATTAAGCTGTAATTTACTACATTTAAAACAAACACATCTTATTATTTTGATAATAGTATTTAAATATTGTATATAAAACACTGGTTTAGCAAGTTCAAGATGACCAAAATATCCAGGAGTATCTATATAATTTAATCCATCTGTCGGACATATTAATCCAGGCTCAAGAACTCCCATACGAGGATCAAATAAACCACCTATTTTAGGTTTATTATTTTCATAAGTATCTCTATTAGTTATTTCAGCAACAGAAGCTTTTCTAATTTCTTCTGGTGATAATAAACTAAATTGAATACCCACTATTTTAGAATGAGAATAATTAGATTTTTTAGAACGCCCCATCTTATATACAGGATAGATATATTTAGATTGTTTTTCAATTTTATTATTCTTTCATCTAAAATTTATTCATTAATTATAAAATTGAATTAAAAAAGAATCTTTTATTAGTTATAAAAACAACCTATGTCCCCAAAACATACTGAAAAAATGACTACTCGCTCTTCAAATAAAAATACATCTAATTCCCATTCAACCAAATCTAGTAAAACAAAAAAAGATAAACGTGAAGAAGAAAAAAAATATAAATACGGTGATGATGATAATGATGATGATATCATAGAAGATGAAGAATTATCTGAAGATGATGATGATGATAATGATGACACTGATGATGACAATGATGATTCTTGTCAAGATAATGACGAAGATGATATCTACAGGAAGAACATTGTCCCATATAGTGATGAAGAAGATAATGAAGACGATAATGAAGACGAAGATAGTAATGATAAAAAATCAAAATTTAAAGAATTAATACAACAATTTAAAAATTCACAACTTACAAAAAATAAAAAAAATGAAATTGTTAAAAAAGAAACAAAAAATAAAAATAAAAAAGAAACTAAAAATAGAAACAAAAAAGAAATAAAAAATAAAAACAACAAGAAAAATGAAAAGAAAATTAAGAAGAAAAATAAAAAAGAAGAAAGTGAAAGTGAAAGTGAAAGTGAAAGTGAAAGTGAAAAAGATGAAGATGAAGAAGATGAAGAAGACATAAAAGGAAAAGGCATTAAAAAGTTCAACCTTATATTTACAATCGGAGGAGGAAAAGGAAAAAGTAATGAATTTGATATAATGGATGATGATGAATACGATGAGATATGGGGTGATGACGAAGATGATGAAGATTATGAATATGATGATGAAGATGAAGATTATGATGAAGACGAAGACGAAGAAGATGAAGAAGATACTGAAGAAGATACCGAAGAAGAAGAAGATGAACAAGATTATAAAAGAAAAAGAAAAAATCAAAAATCAAAAAAAAATGAAAAGTATAATCAAAAAGATATCGATGAAACAAAACTATTTCTTGAAGAACTAAGAAAACAAAATGAAAAAATACCTAATGATGTAACTAAAAAATTAATAGAAGAAAGTGAAAAAAAATTAAAAGAAATTGAAAAAATTCATAAAAAATCATTGATTAAAGAAAAAACAAAAAATACACAATCATTTCGTAAACTATTATCCGATAAAAATGTTATGAACGATTTTACATTCTTTAAAAATATGGAAATTCAAGAACAAACAAAGATATTAAAAGAACTTGAAGAAATCAATAAAATTTCAAAAATAGATAAACCTTATCGTTTAACTATACTTGAAAAAGATATGCCTCAAGAAATGAAAGTTCACGCTTTAAAAAAATTAAATATGTTAAGATATATTGAACCAGGAGGAGGTGAATTCTATAAAATCAAAAATTGGGTTGACACTTTTATGAAAATACCATTCAATACTTATCGTTCACTTAATGTATCAATCGACCAAGGTGTAGATAAATGCCACGAATTTATGGAAAATGCTAAAAATACACTCGATAATGCTGTCTATGGTTTAAATGATGCTAAAATGCAAATCATGCAATTTGTTGGACAATGGATTTCAAATCCATCTGCTATAGGTTCAGCTATTGCTATTAAAGGACCTATGGGAACAGGTAAAACAACACTTGTAAAAGAAGGTATTAGTAAAATACTCGGTAGAGAATTCGCATTTATAGCATTAGGTGGTGCAACTGATAGTAGCTTCTTAGAAGGTCATTCATATACTTACGAAGGTAGCACATGGGGACAAATTGTAGAAATTTTAATGAAAGCAAAATCAATGAATCCTGTCATATACTTTGATGAATTAGATAAAATTAGTGACACACCAAAAGGTGATGAAATAGCAGGAATATTAACACATTTAACAGACACTTCACAAAATAGTGAATTTCAAGACAAATATTTTTCAGAAATAAAACTTGATTTAAGTAAATGTCTATTCATATTTAGTTATAACGACGAATCAAAAGTTAATCCTATTTTAAGAGATAGAATGTATCGTATTCAAACTGATGGATACAACAATATACAAAAATCTGTAATAGCAAAAGATTATCTATTACCAAAAATAAGAGAACAAATCAAATTTGAAAAAGAGGATATTACTATTGATGATGATGTATTAACATATATAATTGATAATTATACATTAAAAGAAAAGGGTGTTAGAAATTTAAAAAGATGTATTGAAATTATACATACAAAATTAAATCTTTATCGTTTAATGAAACCAGGAACAAACCTATTTGAAAAAGATATGTCGATTGAAGTATCATTTCCATTTAAGGTTACTAATGAAATAGTCAATAAACTATTGAAACGCGAAGGAAATAATGATATATTAAATACATTATACATTTAATTAAACTTTATACATTAAAAATTAAATCTAATTATTTTTTAATGGATAGTAAAGATGATACAAATTATAATTGTGAAAAGAATCATTCTTTTGAAATTATTGAAAAATTAAAAAATTCACAAAAAATAATAAAAATATTACGAAAACAAAATAGAGAATTACAAAACCATATTGATGACGTATTAAATATAAATAACAAGGATTCTACTGATTTAATTGATAAAATAAGTGATTATGAAATACAAATAAAAAAACTTGAAATTGATAACAATTGTTTATTATATCAATTACATTCATATGAATCTTTATTTAAAAATATTAAAATAGAAAATAAAAAAGATGATGTTCTATGCATTTTATGCTTTGATTCACCAAGAAATGTTATATTTAAACCTTGTAATCATATTTTAATTTGTGATAATTGTTCATCAAAAACAAATTATGACGAATGTTTCGTTTGTAGATCGAAAATAGCAGAATATGAATACGCTTATCTTATATAGTATAATTTAATTTACATATAAAAGCAAATTAAATTTTTTAATCAATATTAATCATTTAAAATACATAATTAGTTGGACGATTACCACCACGTGTATAAAGTAACTTCTTTTGTTTTGATGTCATACAAGCACAACCAGCACCTGTACTATAGGTATTTGGACAACATTCTGGTAAAAATTTTGTTTTACCAAACATAAATAATTTTTCATCATCTAATACACTATCAGCTTCCATTTCATTAATATCACCTATCTCTTTTAATGGAGCACCAGATGCCTCATGTGCTGTTTTAGCAGCGGCATATTCTTCTGAACCAGTGTGTAAAGTTGTTTCCATTGGTTCCATACCTTCTACTTTGTTTTGAAATATCATATTAAATCCCTCAGAAAAACTTACTTTACTGCAGCCACATACTGTATTTGAAAAAATAATTAATAATAATAACCCAATTATAATAAGATGTTCAAGTAAAAATTTTAAACCAAAAAGTTTTATTTCCATATAAATAACATAAATATTTTAATTTATTCTAAATAAAATTCAGTCATACTATTAAAATCCATATAATAATTACTACCAATTGATATATTTCCTGTATCCGTTATTAAATGTATTGTTGTTGTTTTTATACGATTAATATATTTTATGTTACAATAACGTTTACCTACTGTTACACCTCTTATTTTAGTATTTAAATGTGTGGAAATTAATATATTCGGTGAACAAATTATTTCATTCCCATTATCATCCCATATTGTAGAAAACTTATCACAATTACGCTCTATACCCCGAACAACAGCTAACACAGTTATATCATTTTTCAAAACATTACCAACAATAATATCCTTTATATTCTTTTTTATTCCGGTTGATAACTCAATCATTGTATCTGGATGAAATCCACCTTCAAAATGATAATCATATTTTTCATTAATATCCAAATTTAATTTTGTATACAATAATTTATTTTCATCATCAGTTATCTCATCATAATCTTTAAATGTATATGAACCTATATGTAAATGTTTTGAAGATGTATTCAAACAATACAAATATATATCATTAAATTCTTCTTTTACACCCAATCCTGATTCTTTTACTGACATAAATATACCATCTTTCATTATCTTATGTTCTCCTGTTACACATATATTATCAATACGATATATATAATGATAAGGATTTACCAATTCAAAACAACTTGTAACATAACTTTTATCTGCTAAATATTCACCTACTTTTATATCTTTTATCTTTTTCAATGAACCACCTGACATCATTATCTCTGTATCACCAGAAAAACAAGGAGTCCATACACTTGGTAAATAATAACGAGATAAATCAACATAAGGTGCTAAAATTATTGAATAAATTGTTAAAAATGTTACCATTACGGATGCTATACCAGCAGCAACCCAAGCAGCAGGCCAACCAACAAATGGTATAGCAAATAATGTAATAGCAAGCATAATAAAAAATATAGCAACATTACGTAATATTTCATATGACGCACCAAAAAATGATTTTAACGTCATTATAAATGTCATTAAACTATGAAATATACCACCAACTACACCTAACAATTTTGATATTGTATCATTTACTTTATATAATAACTTATTTAATTCAATTACCAATATATAGATCTTATTAAATAATCCCTCAAACATAGAATACATCTTATCTCGTAAATATTTTAATGATTCCCAAATATTATTAATACGTTGACCCATCATATTAACAACAACAACTAAACCACTTATTATAGATGTTATTGGTTTCATTGAATTTTCCACTACAAATTGTACTGATTCGTTCATACAACCTTTAAAATTGTTAAAACTATATAAAAATGGATCTGTTCCATCCGGTGGATCCATTATATGACCAGCAAAAGGAATATATTGTGGCTTACATTTTAAGTCAGACCAATTTTCTTTTATTTCATGTATATTCTCACGAATATGAGAATATGCTATCAAATATAATATAATAATTATAAATAAAAAAGCAATTACAACACTACCACCATACCTTTCAAAATAACCTTTACTATATACACTATCTATTGTTTCCTTTATTTTATAAAAATTTGTCATTATTATATACTAATATATATTTCACTTTATTTTTTTTTCAATATACTTTAACTCCTTTGGTAAATTTACATTATCTTCCCAATCACCAAATATATATTTACCTACACGTATTTTATGTGTATCGGTTATTAAACATCTTAATGTATCATAATTAGTATCCAATTTTCTTGCTTCCGGATGATTCTCAACATAATCATAGATTTCATAACCATCATCATCAGCACCAATATTTACTAAATGAGAACCACTTACTATAATATCTTCTTCATTTTCACCCTTTTTATCAAATACATAGATATCACTTAAATATTCATCATTTTTATTCTTATTTTTTAATTCAAGTAATCCATATACTATTGACCCATCTATTATCTCATCACCTAATCTTATTTCTGATATTTTCTTTATTTTACCATCTTTTAATTTTAATTTTGTATTCTCTTCAAAACACATACCCGAAACAAATTTAATCGTTTGACCAGGTGGTCCATACCATATACTTTTTAACGTCATTATACTTGTTGATAATGTATGAACTACTACAGTCATCATACCTGAAAATTTTGAAAAACTATCCTTCACCTTATATCCTATCTTTGTAAATTCAACTACAAAAGAATATATAATACCAAACATATTTGAACCTAAATTAAACATACTACCTCGGGCCTTATTTGTTGCCATACGGGAATTATTTATAGAATTCTCTTGTTGCGATGCAACTGTTGTAATCATTGATAATACATGTGTAATTGGTGTCAAAGCAATATTTACAAAATTTGATGATGAATTACGAACACATTGTTTGAAATTTTCACTTGGGTCTTCACCAAAATAAGAACTAAAAACAATACCTAAGGGATTACATCTATATAAAGGCCATTTTTCTTTAATCTGTTCAATATCACCCATTATTGTTACAATTATCATAAATGATAAACATACTAATATTATTAATATTGATATAAACCAATCATAAAGTCTCATATTATATTACACGAATATATTATTGAAATAAAACATATAAAACTGATTTAATTAATATATTAATTATCATATCTTATTTATCAATCCACCACTAACAACAAATGAAGAAATAAATAATTATAATTATATATCAAATTAATCAGTAATTAATATATTCAACATACAAATGAAAATTGAATTCTTACTAATATATTTATATAATTATAATACAAACAAAATGAAAGACGAATTTCAAAAACGTAAAACTAAAAAAGATAAACAACAAAGAAACTTTGAATTATATGGAAAATATAGTCCAAAACATATTAGAATGAAAGAAAAATATAATGAAAAAAAACAAATTACAAATGATAAAAACGATAAAAACGATAAAAACAATAAAAACAATAAAAACAATAAAAACGATAAAAACGATAAAAACGATAAAAACAATAAAAACCTTTAACTTTTAACTTTTAATTTAATTCTTTTCTTTAATGCTACCTTATCCTTATATTCAACAACTGTTTTCTTAACTTCTTTTCCGTTAAATGGATTTACATTATCATATATATTCTCATAAGGATGTTTAAATGAGGACATCTTTTCTAATCGTGATAAATATTCTTTTGAAATTATTGATTGAGGTATTATTACTTCATCTTTATTAATTATATATTCGTCATTTGTTGATGTAAGATAACCATCTGAATTTAATATATATTCACTCATTGATTTATGACGTATTATCTCATCTGCTAACTTATTAAAATAAGTTTTTTCATTATCTTCACCTGTCAATAAATTCTTTTTTGATATTATTACTTTAAAATTACGGTCATCGTTGTCATATATATTATCCATTATTGAGGATTCATTTGTTATATCAAGTTTTAATATAAAATTATCATCAAACTTATCAACAAATATATACTCGTTTTCCATTAATTTATTTATTACACTTATTACCATTTTCAACTTATTCTTATACATTATAAATTTTGAATCTATGATTTTATTCAATATTATCTTTTTATCTATTACTGATTGATCTTCAAGAAGTATTTTAAACTTATGACGAAACATTGTATATATAAACTGTTCTAATTGTATCTTTTTTCTTACCAATATCCTTTTTGTATCTTCTTTATTCTTATATTGATATATTAATGTATCCATAAATTCATCTTCTTTATCAAACATAAGAATATTACTCTTTTCAAGCGTTGTATCCATATCCAAAACAGATGGTGTTATTGAAACAAAATGATTTAACGGTGTTAAAAATCCTACTACATTATTTTTCAATAATACTTTCTTAGGAGGATAAACAAGTAATAACGAATCACTTTCTTTATAAACCTTTGATAAAAATTTTAATGTCTTTTCATATGTTGTATAAATAGTCTTATTATCATACATTATAAAATTATAACTTGTATTTAAATATGATGGATAACATGGTATCATACCCATTTGGGTTCCTTTCTTACAATGTAAACCGATTACTTTACCTCTTTTATTAACAACCTGAACAATATCCTCATATTTCTTCTTTTTTAATAATTTAATAATATCATCTTTAAAACGTAATACATTCTTATTATAATCAAATTTTGATGGTATACTTGGAACAGGATAACAATTACCATAATATGAATTAAACTTTTCTATCATAATATTTACATCTTTACCATTATCTTTATTATTATCAATGAAAAAATCAACCTTATCCTTACCATTAATTCGCTTTATATTTGCTATAGGTTCATAATGGTTTTTTAATTTATATAAAACAACCGTTGAACGATTTGACAAAATTTTCTTATTCATAGAAGAATAATAGTTTGAAGGACATAACATATTAATATAATTATTATCATTTTCTTCATTTCCTTCAAGTATAACTAAATTCATACCATTCTCAAACAAATAATCAATAGGCATACACATCAAATCCCATAATATTGTATGGTCTAATAATACGTCATTTCTTAACATATGCTTTTTAAATCTTATATATGATTCATTTACATATTCTAATAATTCCATATTTTCACTATTTTTTACATCAATACGTTGATAAAGTAAACTATTTTTTATGGATTCTATTGAACTTTTACGTTCACTATCATTTCGTGAAAATAATTTTATTAAATTACCATTCTGTAACTGCATAAATTGATCTATTGACAAATTATCAATTATTCTATTTTTAAACTCTTTTATTGTTATCGTTTTTTCTTTAAGAACGCCATATTTAAATATAACAGCCATAGCACCTACAAATGATTGTAAATCATTTTCTTCTACACCTACACGAAGAAAACAATCAAAAGACTTCTTTGAATTAACATCACAAATCATATCCTTCTTTTTAAAAATCTCCTGTAATGTCATATTCAAATAACCAGCACGAAATTGAGGTAAAGGAAACTTATCACTCTGTAATATTACATTAAGTATTTTATAATACTGATTAACTCCTTTTACATTACTACTTTCTACAACCAAATTATCACTTTTTATATTTTTATTTTCATTATCTTCTCTATCTTCTCTATCTTCTCTATCTTCTCTATCTTCTCTATCTTCTTCTCTATCTTTTCTATCTCCTTTATCCTTTATTTCATCATCAAGTGATTCCATACATTTATTTGCTTTCTTTTGAGGATTCTTGAAATCTAATGGTGTTCTATCAGAATATTTAAAACAACAAGGTAAACAATAATTATCATCTTTAAACGATGGATAATTAAAAGCATTCTTTTTCAATTTACCATTATCATCTATTATAGAATCATCTGATGATGAAGACTGTGAATATTTTACACCAAATTCATATATATTTTGACAAAAACCTTCTTTTTTTGATTTTACTTTACCTTCATTATCACGATATAATGTCTTACCATCTTTATTAAATACTAAATCATTCAATGGATTAAGCGCAACATTTTCGTCCAAACACCAAAATTTTGGACATATATAATAAAATTCTTTCGATTTATCACTATGAAATCTTAAAGCAAAATTCTTCTTATCGGGATTTTCAGAAAAATTACCTTCTTCAGGATAATATGAACCAGGATGTTCATTATTTATTTTATCTAACTCGTCTTTTGTAACTATAACTGGTTGGCGATTTTGATTAGATGGACAAGTTCTTGAATATGCATTCTGTTTTTCATATTTGAATTTATCAAATATATTATCACGCTTTTCTATTCTATCAACCCACATACGCCTTTTACCACCTTCTTGTTCTTCATCAAAATCTAAAAGGTCTAAATCCAATGCTTCATTTTCTTCTTCATCTAATAATGCCAAATCATCTATATCATCTACTTCATCCAAACCATCCAAACCATCCAAACCATCCAAACCATCCAATTCATCATCCAAATTACCAATATTATCTTCCGTTTTTGTATGTGAAAATATATTATTAAATTCGTCATCATCTATATTATCATCTTCTTGTTCATTATCAGAAATATATTCTATATTTATTTCTTGATCCATTTTATCTTGTTCTGTCAATAACTTTGTCTGTTGTTTCTTATTCAACATAAATTCACTCATCTCATCTTTACTTATTTTATCTTCTAATAACATCTTTACAAAAAATAAATATACCGGTATCGTTTTTAAATACTCAATGGAACCAATGTCTTTAAACGAAAATTTTATATAATCTAATAATATATCTACTTCAAACAAAGGATATCTATCTTCACGGTTCAATGCTATTATCAATGGATGCTTTTTAAAATCATAAATATTCAACTTACTATCATTATCTTTCTTATACTCAAATATATTTGTAAAACTTGTCTTTAACTTAGGTAAGTTTTTTAACTTAGCCTTTTTTATATAATAACAATAATCATACATTCTTATATCCACATATAATGATGAAAAACCTGGGAATTTTGTCAACTTTTTACCTTGCTGATACAAAAACCCTGAGATATAATTCATAAATTCATCAAAATTATCTTTTATTATTTTTTCACTCATTTCAATACTCAATGCTACTGGAAATACACACGATATCTTTACTCGACCATCATCAAGAAAACATATTACCATTGAACCCTGTTTCTCATCTATAATCATTGAACGATATATATACACACCACGCTCATTATTTGGGAATAATTTAACTACTTTAAATATTTCACTCATTGATAAATACGGCAACTTTATACCTGACTTTGTTTCTTCAGGAGAATAAAAACGTATCAACTTTTCGGTCCTCATATTTGTTATCATCTTTATAGCTGGATACTTTTCACTACTATTTATGTGTTTAAATAACTGCTCTATTGGTATTGCTGATTTCATCTCATTCGAAATTATTATTTCTATCTTTTCAAATCCTATTTTTAAACCATCGTTATCCAAGATTTTTTTACCGTCTTTTTCTATATAATAATTATAATATTTATCCATCATTCTCATATATGGTTCACTTACTGACATTATTTCCTTCTCTTTTTTTAACATCTTATCTTTATCCATATCAAAATCTAACATTTGAGGAAAATAATAACGTATTATATCATCGCGTTCTAATTCAATATTATCAATACTATCAATTGTTTCCATTACAGAATTATAATCTGTAACATAAATTATATTATCTTCTATAACACCATTATCTAACATCAATGACTGATTATTATTTATCATTGATATACTCAATAATTGATTCTTATTTGTTAATAAATGAGGATTTATAACTACATTCATAAAACGATTATTACCTTTATAAATTTTATCAATACATTCATAACATTTTTTTCCTTCATCAAAATTTATTTTTGTCAACTCTTTGAAATTTATACCTTGTTCTTCATCTATTACTATATTTTTCTTGTCTTTATTTTCAACAAAATTATGTTTCATTATTATACTATGAATATCACGCATCTTACGATTCAGAATCAAATAATTAACTATTTCGTCACCATTTACTATATTATTTTTTGATACAAACATGTGCAACTCATAATAATTAATATCTGTTATATTCTTTATTAATTTCTTTTTTATATTATCTACTGTATCATCTGGATGTATCATCTCGTTTAAAAATATTATATCATCTTGTTTTATACCTTTAAAACTATCATCATCTGATATTAATTTTATCTTATCTGTTTCACTTAAATTACCAACAAAAACATATACCTTTTTTAAATTATTATCCTTACCTAAATGATGTATCTTATAATATATATTCATTTGTATATATATTATAAAGGAATTAAAATAACAAAACTTAACCATATACTATTATCTCTATATTTAAAACATCTTTTTACAACTATAACATTATCATTTGGAATTATATATTAAGAAATTATAACATTATCATTCATTATAATCAAAATAAGGATTATCAGTTATCTCCATACCACAATACGTCTCAGGGTTCTTGTTATAATCTACGTTTTTATAAATACCTGCTTTTTCAGCATTCTCAAGTAAATATTTAAAATTTGTCCAAAATTCATCACCATGACCAACTTCAACTGACATAACATGACCCAACTCATGAATAGCTACAAATGTTAATGTTTCTATATCAATCAACTCTTTACCATCTTTTTTCTTATTTAAACAAAATGCCAATTTTTCACCTTTATTTTCACTATATGCTGTCAACTTACTTGTAGGTAACGTCTCGCGAATATTTTCAGGATTAAAATTAGCAACCAAACGCTTTACACGGTCATCATCTCCATGATTTTTTTCCATATATTCAACCAAATTTATCATTCGTTGTGTTGCTGTTGCTAAAATATCAGCTGCCAATTCAAGTTTTAATCGTTCACGAACACAATATTTTTTACCATCTACATCAGATATTATACATTTTAAATTAAATGTATCTGAATCTGTATAAATTTTTAAACATAATATAAAAACAATAAACATTATTATATATCCTAAAATATCAATACTCATAATTACTATTGATATTTTATTAAATAACAATATTGTATAACAAATACATTTTATATATACATTATTTAAATTTAATTACTTATTTACTACTACCAAGTTCAAGTGGAATACGACTTAAATCTGGATCAATGGTTGTTTGATTCCAAGGACCTACATTTTGTTGTGGATTTGGTGGTTCAGAACGAATTTGTAAATTAGCATTTCTCAAAGTATTACCAACTGTATTAATACCAATATGATGACCGGCTTTAATCAAATTTACATCTGATAATTCACCAGCACCATGTGGATTAAGTGTTGCCCATTCACTATTTTTATCTTTTGGTAATAATTCTGAAGGATCTACTTTCATATCATTATCACAACTTGGTGCTAATCCATGAGTATTTGTAGCAATACCTTGAACTTTTGCGTATTCTTCGTCAGTTTCATTATGTCCTTTTAATTCACGTTCTTTATTCATATTTTGAACAACTCCTGGAGAAGCAGCACGAGCATCTGTCATACCTGAAACAAATTTTGGAAGTTTTACTTTGTTATAATATACTAATAATAACATAACTATTACAAAAGCACTCAAAAGAAGCCACATATTTTTAGGTAAACGATTTGCCAAATTTTTAGCTAATTTGTTGATGGTTGATAACATCTTATATAAAAGGGTTGATAAAATAATTTTAAAAAAAAACAAGTAATATTTTTTTAAAGATAATTATTTTTATTTACAATTTTACCTTATTTATTAAGAACTTCTAAAGAATTATTTTTATTAATATTTTGTGAATATATTTGATTCTCATATTCTTCATCACTTGAATCTTCCAAATTATCCAAATCATATGTCATCTTTATATTTTGTGATTCCAAATAACATTGTAATGATTGCTTTCTTGATTCTTTTGCTTTTTCACGTGCTACTTTATACATTTCATAATATACTTCTTTAGGTTTCCTTAATTCTATACTTTCCATATTATTAACATCTAAATCAAATTCATATTCTTTTAATCCTTTATTTACATTACTTATACATCCTTTCATTTCTTCATAATCCAATATTATATTATCATTATCATCATTAACAGATTTATTATCATATTCATTACCATATTCAGTATCATTGTCAATATTATTAACTACATTATCGTTATCATCTATTACTTTCATCTCTTCTTCTAATGTTAAACATTTATCATTATTTGTTGTTACTTTCATTAATATATTATCATTTTCATTATTATCATTATTATCATTATTATCATTTTCATTATTATCATTATTATCATTTTCATTATTATCATTATTATCATTATTATCATTTTCATTATTATCATTTTCTAATATATTACTTTCTCTATCTATTTCTTCCACCGTTTTTTTATCTAATAACTTTTTATTATTACCACCATTTACAATTACATTCATATCATTATTCTTTCGTATACGACACTGATTAAATAAATTATTTGTTACTACCATTGCTTGTTTCAATTGAACATATATTTGAAAACTTTTTGATGTAAACTTTACTCCATGAACATGCAATATACAAATTATCTTTGAATCTTCTTTTATATCCTCAACACTCAATTCCTTCTCATTGTCATCATATATTGATACATTCTTAGAACCACCAAACATACGAGGACTATCAAGAAAAACTCTTACTAAATAATAATTACCTGAGCGATATAATCGAATTGTAGGAGAAAATGCTGTCTCTACATCATCCTTACTTATTGGCTCCTGAAACCAAGCATCACTCTTATCATATATCATATCATACAACTTCTCTTCAAGCTTTTCAAACCACATTATTATCTGGTCATCCGTCTTATCAAACAATAAATCTATATACATACGTTTACCAGATTTAACTATACCTTGTTTACTACCACATAATGGTGTTTGAATAAAAATATCATTATGATTATTTGTAAGCTTCGTAAAATAAGCACCACCTTGAACATTTATTGGTGTTGAAAGGTTAAGAATATCAAAATTATAGTTTTCACTTGGTATTTCTATTTTTTGCTCCATATTCCAATAATATATTATTTATCATCTTTTTAATCGCATTTTATTAACAATTATTTATTAATATTTTTACATTTAAAATCTAAAAAAAATATAAATTAATTATTATAACAAATGGAAAACGCAAAAGAATTTATTATTGAAGAATGCTTAAATGTTTTAAAAAGAGATGATGTAAAAAAAGAAATAAAACAAATTTGTTATCCTGTCGTAGACATGATACTTGAAGAAATATATCCATATATTTATATATCATTAACATTTGTCATAATATCTTTTTTACTTATCTTAAGTAATTTTATATTACTCATTATTAAAAACAATAAAAATAATATATCACAATTAAAATTATTATAATATAATTATTATACAATTTCTAAAATAATATTTATATATTATATAATGAACAAACTTCTTAAAAAAACTATGAAAAAAAAAATAATCAAATCTATTAAAAATAAAAAAGGAGGAAAAATTATTAAACGCGTAAAAAAATTTACTTCAAAAAGAAAAGGAGGATTCTTAGATACTATCATTAATGCTATTGTCCCGTTCGGACTTGTAGCTACTAATCACGTATTTAAAAAAAAAATGAAAAAGAAAAGCAACACTTTAAGACGCACATTTAGAAAAACTTTTCGTAAAACATCAAAAAAATAAATTCAGCCAATAATTTATTATATAATATAATAATTATATAATGAATCTTGAAAACAGCATAAAAAATTGGGTACAATATGATAATCAAATTAAAGCATATAACGATAAGGTTAAAGATATAAGGAATAAAAAAAACACTCTCGGTAACAATATTGTTCATTACATGCAAAGAAATCACCCTTCACATTCAACTATTCAAATTAGTGATGGAAAATTAAAAATCAACTCATCTATTACTACATCTCCTATAAGTCTAAAATTTTTAGAAGAATCTTTGAAACTATACTTACAAAATGATAAACAAGCTCAAGATATACTCGAATTTATTAAAAATAGAAGAGAAACTAAATCTAATACTGAAATAAAAAGATTATATAATAATTAATTTGTGTATTTTAAATAATTATATTTATCTTCTTATTATAAATGCAAACTACAACCGATTTTGTATATAATATTCAAAATAACAAAATATTAAGTGGAGGACATATAATTGGTAATGGACTACTATCATCTCCTAACTATATTGAATTTAAAAAAAAATATAATGATGTAGCAATACCTTTTGGTCTTCTTAATTATAATTATAACGGTGGAAATCAAAGCAATGATTATATTAAAGATATTAACTTTTCAAATAATAATGATAACTTCTATATTCAAGAAGTAAACCAAAATGATTACTATGGTGGTTCTAATCATAATCAATACAATAACGATTACCTTTTTGATAAATTTTTAAAACAATTAAACCCTAATTATAAAACAAAAACAAAAACAAAAACAAAAAACAATAAAAATATATCTAAAAAAAACAATTACACATACAAATCAAATAATAAAAAAAAAACTCATAAAAATATTAATAAAAAATAATACTCATTTTATATCCAATTTTGTATCCAATTTTATATCCAATTTTATATTTAATTTTATATCTAATTTTATATCTAATTTTATATGTATAATTATATATAATGACTAACAACGATAATACATCATATGATACTATCAATTATTATAAAAATGAACAAAAAGATAGTCAAAATCTTATTAATACGATGATATCTTTTATATCTTATACTTTCTTTGTTCTAATTATGATGATTTTAGGAATTGTAGGTATAATTGGAGGATTCGGTCTCATATTCTTTGGAGCTATCCTTTTTTTCTCTATACACCGTTACAATCAAATTAATGAAATGGAAAAAAATAACCAATATAAATCTTTTGAAGATCAAATTAACGAACTAAAAAACATAAACAATGAACTTAAGGAAAATAATGAAAATAATAACCTTGAAATAACACAAGAATCACAAGGAGAACTACATAGTCACGGTAATTTTGTTCATAGACATCCAAGAAATTATGAACACGGAACAAATAACGGTGTAACAAGCACAGATTCTGATGACTACGGTATATGTGACGACGGTGAAACACTACACAAAAAATACTTAATGAGATATCAATTACTTGATTATGGAACTTCAGGATACAATGTTAGAGATAATAACGCTATCAAAAAAATTAAACTATCTTTTAATAGTGTAAATATAAACAGTAATCTTGATAACAATCAATTAACAGGCTCTGAAACAAACCTATATGAAACATTAGCAGGATTTATAGATGATGATCCATCACAAGTAAACAAATTACAAGGTATAAAAGTTATTAATAGGGTTCAAATTCTTGAATTAAGAAATAATGGTATTGCTGACATTGCTGAATTAGCTCAAATTACACTATCAAGCGGTAATACAAGCGTAGATATCAACAATAATAACAACAACTATATCAACGGTAAACACGTTAAACCTATTAATATGATAGACTCTTCTTTTAATACATACTATTTCGGTGGATTACATTACGATGATAATTCTATTATTGAAAAACAATCAATCATATTTACATTAAACAACGCTGTAAATAAAAATGACCTTGCTTCATTTGTATTATATACTCCAGTAAATGGTTCATTAGGAGGTTGTGAATTAGAATTATTCAATGATAATGATGAAAAACTTCTTGAATTCCCTGTAACACTAACAGCAGGAGGATATTCAACATATCATATCAAATTCGGAGCTATCGGCGGTGATAACTTCATTGAAAGAACTATCAATATTAATGATAATATTAAAAATAAATATAGTTATGGACCTGTTCAAGATATATCTAAAAGCATATTCAATACAAGAAAAGAATACGCTGAAAGCCACTACCTAACAAACAAAAATGAAAACATTTATGATTGCTCAACAATTCAAGATGAAGATGAAAATAATGAT